TTCAGTAAGTCCTGTAGGTGTTCCTGTCCCTAGTTGGTTCGTATCTGCGGATAAAGAACCTACTTTTGTTGCAGTAGGGCCATGTAATCGTATTGCTCTACTTCTACCACCTATTTGAGAAACTCTTCTTTGTTCTCCTACTCTTGTTGATCTCTGTCTTCTACTACTTCCGTAGCTAATAGATTTTTTTATTTCTATTAAGGTTTGTCTAATTGCTTGTTCGTATAGTATATTTAATACTCTTCTATGATTGCTACTTCTACCAAAGCTTTCCATACTTCCTGCATACATAACAACAGGGCCTCTTGCATTAGCAATTCGTCCTATTATAGCACATGCAAGTTTTATAGTTGTTTTGGTTACTACTCTGCCAAATCTGTCTGTCTGGTATCCTGTATAAGCAGCAAGTGATTGTTCTACTCTTCCTCTTTGAAGAGCTCCTCCTGAAAAAACTTTATAACCAACTTGTTTATGTACTTTTCCAATAGTTCTCTCAGTATAAACTTTTCTTACAGCATTTCGTGCCGCTTGATCTACTAAATCAAGCTCATCTTGAGTAAATCCCTCCTCTCTTCTTTGGTTTTGAATTTCATCTAAGATTGCTTCTTTAACTGTATCTTGCATCGCACGTATATTAAAAGTAAACTCAATTGCATGATTTCTGTATTGATAATCACGTGCTTGTCTAGTATTTGCAGCTGTAATTAAATCACTAACAATATTTCTAACAGCCACTAGATTATTACTCTATATAAATCAAGTACTCTCTTTATGTGATCTGGGAAGTCTGTATTATCTCTTACTCCAGATGTTCCTTGATTCTGTAGTGTCGCTCCAGCTATTGTTCTTCTTTCTTTATGTTCGTCTTTTAAGTAATATGTTACTAAGTCAAAAAGTGCAAGTTTTAAATCACTTGGTGTAGCTGAATATCCTGCAGTATAAGTAACTCTTACACTTCCTACACCACTTGCCCAGTATGCTTTACCGCCACTCTTTGTTGTGCGAACAATCGCATCTGCGGCGGTATCTACATAGTACTCGTAATCTGTTGTTGTTAATGTTTCGTAATCTTCTGCATATCCTGTCCTTTCTTGTACAGAAGATACAGCGATTAGCGGGCTTTCGCTAACGATTATAGTGCTGGTATACTTATCGTGGACTGAAATAGTCTCAGTTCTACCACTACTATAATAATCTATAAAAGTTGTTCCGCAATATTTCTTGGCAAGGTCACTAACTTGTGGTACAATAACATCAAGGCGTTGATCATCCTTTTGATTGCTGATCCCCTCTGCGTTCTTATATTCTTGTACTGTTATTAAATCTGCCATAAATAAAAAGTGGGGCGATAGGCTCGCCCCAAGCCATAATATCCGTTAAGGGATTGATTATTAGGATGCTTTATACATGTATCCCCACTTAGAAGTAGCACCGTCAATAAGATCAGTGAAACCAATTCTTTGTGAAGCAACAAGTACTCTTCTTTGGTTAGCAACTTCGTAATCTGACTCAATGGTTACACCACGTAGTCTTGGGATTACATAGTTTCTTGGGTACACAGCAATAGCTGCGAACTTAGATACAGCTGGTGTTGCGAATTCGTCACAAAGGAGAACTCTTGAACCGAACACTTGTCCGATTTCACCATTTAGTTTAGTTGCCATATCGCCAACTAGGTTAGCATCTTGGAACTCAGCATCTTCTAATAATTGATAGTAAGATGTTTGAGAAACGACGTAAACCACTTCTGAAGGGTTAACACCGTATTTACCCATATTCTTTCTTAGTGCAAGTAATTCAGCAGCTGTTACAGTATCAGTTGCAAAAGCAGTTGTACTTTGTGTGAAGTCTGAATCGTTTCTTGCTAGGTGAAGTAGACCTTCATAAGATGCACCTGAAGTACCAAAAGCACCGTCAGCGTCGTCACCAGCTAGGATTGAGTTTTCAATTGCTCTAGCGTGAGATCTTACCATTGATTCTCTAATTAAAGGAAGAATTGGTAGGATTGCATCTTCTTCAGTCTCATTACCTAAGTAAGATTGTGAAATAAGTTTTTTGGTTGAAAGAGTTCTTTCAGTCATATCAATACCACCATAAGGTGAACCGTATGTGTCGCCTCTTTCAGCTAAGTTACCATGTGGTGAGGAACCACTAGCAGTTTGAGCTGAAGCAAATTCAGCATAACCACTGTCTGGTAAGATTGGGATAATCATGTTTGCAGAAGTCATAGGTACTTCTCTAAAGAGAGGTGCTAGAACTAATTCATTTTGAATATCTCTTTCTACGTTAGTTGAAACAACTTGCTCAAAGTCTGCAGAAGATACACCAACACCTGAATGTGCGTTGACTTTCTCCATTACACTCTTAGCATAATCGTTGTCCCATCCTTTACCAGTAGCTAAACCGGCAAATTTTGCATCAACGATGTCTTGTTCAAAAGCTTTTTTCCAATCGCCTTGGCCTTGTCTGTCAGAGAAAACTCTTTTTGACTCACGAATGTTCATGATTTCTTCAGATTTCTCAGCAAGTTGTGCTTCAAGTGACTTAACGACTTGCTCTAAATTAGAGTAGTCATCTTTTACTCTTGACTCAACATCAGACATTAACTTCTCAGCGCCAGATAATCCAGCTTGAACGATAGTTTTTTGCTCTTCCTGTTTAGCTTCCTCAGCGGCTTTTTGAACTTCAGCTTCTTGAGCAGCCTTTTCTTCAGCTTCCTCAGCAGCTTTTTGCTCTGCAGCCTTTTGTTCAGCTTGTTTCATAGCATATTCAGCTACTGCTTTCTCAGCAGCTTCTTGTGCGAATGAATCAAGATCAAACTCAGGTTTGCTTTCAGGAGCTTGCTTTTCATTTGACATATTAGTCTCCATTTCTTGGGCTTGTGCCCCGTTTGGCTGCTCAATTTCAACAGCGTCTGCTGAATCGTTTGAGTTAGCCTTATAAAAAGATTGCTTAAACTCGTTATAGTCCTCCATGTTATCAAATGACTTGCTTAATCCAAAGGTTGCCCCTTGGTTGCAAGGTACTGATACTACAGAGACTTCAAAAAGTTCCGCGTCCTTAATTTTATATCCATCAGTTTCAGTCATATACTCGGAGTCCTTGCATCTGAAACCGACAGAAAATGCTCCAAGGACACCATCTTTGATTAGTTGTGTTACATCTCCTGCTGCTTTAGATATCTTTGCAGATATTTCTAAGCCACCGTCAGTAACTTGTAAATCTTTTGCTCTACCAATTGGTTTATCATAGTTATGATTAAACAAAATAATAGGGTTATTTTTAAAATTTTCTAAACCACCTTTCATCCATGCTTCAGTTTCAATGATGTCACCTGCTCTATCTAAAGCATTGGTGCTAGCAGAACCTTTAATTTCTACTCCACCATCATCTGTTTCGCCAAGTGATTTGAAAGTGCTAGTCCAATGATAAATTTTACTTGACATCTTTCTTCTCCTTTTTCTTTGGCGCTGGTGTAGGAGCAGGAGTTGGAGCCGCTATAACAACTGGATGTCGTTTTTTCATAGCAGACAATACTCTGTTCCATGAACCAAAAGCACGTCTAAGAAGATAATCTTTTACTGGTACATCATTACCGTGAGATTTGTAAGTAATTAAGTCCATAGTTTCAACTTTATGTTCTTTACAAAAATCTGATAATGCTTTTGCCATCTTATCTTTAGTCATATTATTCTTCCTCGCTTGGGGCTGCCTCTGTGGGTCTGCCACCTTCTTCGGGATTTGCTGCAGATCCTGCTATATTTGCAGGAACTCTTGGCTCATCAAAACCATCAACTGGTTCTTTGCCAAGTGCTTCTCTTGCTTCATTTGGGGACATAATCCCTGTATTTACAAGAGTTGCATAGTACGCTGCTTGATCTCTCAATTCTGGTTGTAAAGCAGGTATACCTGTTACATCCTCAGAAAGTTCAAAACCAAAGAAACGCTCTACTGCGTGTCCTATCTTTCTTACTATTGGTAAGACTGTTTCTAAATAGTATAAACGATGGTTTGGTCTGATGTTTGCATTGTTACCACCATCCATTAAAATTGGTGGTATTCCCATCGCTTCTAAAATAATTCTTTCGTTTGACTTTATGCCTTCTTGAAAATCTAATTCTTTGAAGTTAACCTCAGTTAAGTTTTCAACCTCTAAACCTCCGTCAAGGAATAGAGGTCTACGACCTCCTGATTGTGGGTTGTATCTTGCAACCCATGCTTGTAACATTCTCTCTTTGATCTTTTCTGAAAGAGTATTTGGAGACTTAAGTACTAATCCTGGCACTGCTCCATTCTTAAAAAAGTTATCTTGGAAGTTTCTCATACTTCCAAGCAACTGCATAGTTCTATATGCAGGTTTTAATCTTGGTACTCCACGATATATGGAGTTAAAACTGTTTTCTTTGATGTGGATAATTTCTCGTGGTGAATAATCAATAGTATTATCAAAAGAGTACTTATCCACATATGTATCGGTGTCACTATAAATTGTTACTCTGTCTGCTGGTAAATGGTACAAATGTGCACCATCAAAGTATATAAAGATATTACCATCTAGTAATAAATCTATAACTAGGTTTCTTTTAAATGTGCTAATATCCTGAAACGGATTTGGCTCTTTATTAATTAAGATATTTACTCTTGATTTACGAATATTCTTAACAATATTATTTATGCCTTGTATCTGCTCTCCGATTTGAAATGGAATTTCTGCAGAGTCGTCTACAATCATGTTTACCGCACGGTTAACTATTTCTAGTTGTTCATAAGCATTTCTATAGTTAGTAATAACTTCACGAGAGTCAATTGTCATACCCTCGTCACGAGATATTACGTATTGAGCAGGATTCAGTTTTTCTTCCCTTTCAATGCCTAAAAATCTGTCATACCATGCCATGTTTGTCTCTCTGTTTCTTGACCCAATTATTTTGTTTTTGTGCGGTTATCAATTTGGGTCTTTTTCCATAAATTGAATGTAGTCTTAGATGATGTTTATGACAAAGTGTAACCGTATAATCGTAAACTTTTTCTCTATTCTCATCAATAAACAGTTCACGAATTTCTAGTATGTCTTGCTCTTTCTCAATAATAATCTTTTTCTTTTTTAACCAAGTTTCTAGTAATTCTGTTAAACCGTAGTAATGATGAAAATCTAAATTCTCGTTGTCTCCGCAAATGAAACAACTATTTCCTTTTTTGTATTGTGATTTAGCTTTATCTCTCACATATTTAACTAAATCTCTCTTTAAATTCATATTTATACTCTTAATTAGAATTATACCAAAAATACACATCATATGTCAAGAACTGTTTTTTACAGGTCTTACTAAAACGAAGTGACACTAGTTTCAAATGTATAGAGTGCGTAACGTAGAGCATCAGCCATATGAGATGCCATGTCATGTTTTGGTTTCTCTTTCATGAGATTTGGATTTGGATCCCACTGGTATTGGTCTAACGCCATAAGCACTTCTTTGCATTTTTGATCTACATGTAGCTTATCGTTATCCACTATACCTGCTACATGACCTATACCGTCTAGTACAGATTTCTTAGCATTTATAGTACTGATATCATAATTTTGTGCAAAGTCGTATCTTGTTTGTTGAGCAGCTGAATCAATGTAGATATAATCAATATCCCATTTTTGAATTAATTTTTGAATCTCTGCAGCATGTTGCTCTGTAGTTCTTTCTGAGTTGTAGTATTCATCTAATACATGATAAGTTTCAGTATCCCAGTCATAAGCAATTACACAAAAAGCAGTAGGATCTTTGTAACCTACGTCAAGACCTGCAAATACATCCATTCTTCCTACTTCTATTTCAGAAAAGTTTCCAATACACTGTTCATGATTGAATCTCCAGATTTGACCTTCAAATACATTAAAGTCTGCTAGGTATTCTTGATTGAATTCAGCTTCTGACATTGTCTTTTTTGCCTCTTTAATATCATCTTCAGATACACGAGGATTTTCATGCCAAGTTGCTTTTATACTTAACCATTCTGGAAACTCATCAGAGTACCCACGATAGTAAAATTCTGCAAAGTAATTATTTCTACCCCTTGGAGTAGATATAAAAATAGCTTTTGAATTATCTTTATCTAGTGTAGGACGTAGTGCAACATTGAAGGCATCTCTACCATCAGTAAGTGCAGCTTCGTCAAATATAATTAAATCGTAGGAACGACCAACAACAGAATCTACCTGATTGATAGAACCCATTCTTATTGTTGATTGATTTGAAAGTTCAATAACTTTATCTTTTGCATTATCTCTTGTTACCTCTAAATCAAAGTGCTTGATGAGATTTCTCTGTAAGTCAAATGATATTTGAGATAGTGAGTAATTTGGTGACATGAGTAGCACATGAGAGTTTGGAACTAGGCAAACTAACTGTCCTATAATATTAGAAATGTATGTTTTACCTTGACGACGAGAAACAGCCGCACAGACAAAACGATATTTGGGATTATTGATTGCATTGATAATTGCAGTTTGAGATGTGTTGGGGCTTACACCCAAAAGATCAAGATACCCCTCAATAGGCAACTTGATAAAGCGATCTTCTGCTGGAAGATCCATGTGAAAGTCAGACGCAATGTCTGAGCGGCTTATTTCAATCAATGTATGGTCTCTTTATTAAATAAGTTAAATGGGTCGTCAGAATCAAACAATCCTTCCTCTTTGCATAAGGTAAGCATATAAAGATATCCACTACAAAGTTCTAACATCATATCTTCTCTGTCAGAAAGTGTAATTCCTGCTTTAGTTCTTTTTGTTAGCTTTGACACTACTGCCATTGCTTCAACTGATACTCCGTCAAGCCATGCTTGGCGTTTGTCAATCATTTTGGGTATGCTCATCCTCTAGTCCTTCTTTTTCTAGTTGTTTTTCTTCTTCTACCTTTTACATGCTTTTGAGACTTGGGAGGTCTTTTTACAGAACCTCCTTTACCTGCCCAAAAGACTTTATTAGCCCACCAGGCTGCAGAAGATTTGCCTCTAGCAATATTTCTTCTGTGTCTCGCTTTGAAACTTCTTCTGGCTTCAGGACTATAGTTATGTCCCATGCCCTGTGCTCCAAAGCGAATAATCTTTATACGATTACCAACGCGCACTGCTACTACAGCTTTCTTAGTTGGGTGCTTTGGTGTTCTCTTTGGCTTATTAAGACCGCTGAGACCGTACCTTTTTAGTTTTGCTTTTTCGCTTGCTGTTAGTGCCATTGTTAATCATATTTACGACTCTATGAAGTCGTCCTGCTTTCATAAATTTATGAAAGTCTTTTATAAGTTCTATCTACCTCTCCTTGGTAATATTCGCCCTGCACCTCTTTTACCAAAACGAGCTCGTCTTGGATTAGCGGTTTTACCAAATCTTGGGCCGATAGGTTTAGGAGCTGCTGAGTATCTAAATGCTTCATAGCTACCTGCGTTCTTACTGTTTACAGTAGTTCCTGCAGCTGCATTCATATCTCTAGTAATTCCTCTATTTAGTCTATGTTTACGGATCTTCTGAGTGTTGTGCACACCAGTTGGTCCAGTTAAAAAACTACCTGTTCTTGCCATTCTTCTTCCTTAAAGCTCTCTCATATACTGGATGAGAGCTTCCTGGCATAAATCTCTTGGCTTTTCCTCTGCCATGTGAGTGTATGCCTCTTAGTCCTAACTTTCTAGCACGTTTCCGTGCTGCAGTCGCTGTTTTAAAAATATCTTTATTTTTAATAAACTTTTTGTGTGTTCTTTTATTCAGTGCCATTTGCCCAATGTTGCTCTATCAACTCTTTATTGCTCTCTGTCTTTGGTAGATTAAGTAGGGTGCGAAAGTCCTGACCCCAAGCTAATCTTCCTTCAACTGCGGTTCTTAATTTGATTGACATTTTTACGACCTGTAGTATTTCTTTTACTACGTCTTTTTGCATATCTACCTGCCTTTTCTTCGGCTAGTTTTTCTACGTTTTCTCTTAGTAAAGGTACGAACATTTGTAGGTTTACCACCTACACCTTGTGCTTTACTTCTTTT